CACTTCGGGCGCCAGCAACCTCGATGAGCTTCAGGCCAAGCTCCGCGCTTCGATCATGGTCCGCCGGATGAAGGCGGATGTGCTGACCGAGCTTCCGGCCAAGCGCCGTTCGGTGATCGCGTTCCAAGCCCTGAGTGCGGCTGAGAAGGCCGCCGTCGAGCACGAGACGCAAGTCGTCCGCGCCACCGAGGATCGGCTGACCGCGCTGCGCGCTCGCGCCGACGAGGCGAAGACCTGGAATGATCCCGCCGCGTACCGGAAAGCCGTCGAGGAACTGAACCAAGCCAACATGGCCGCCTTCACCGAGACTTCGAAGGTCCGCCACGAGGTCGCGCTGGCCAAGGTCGATCAGGTCGTCGCCCACGTCCGCGACTGCCTGGAGAATGGCCAGAAGATCGTCGTGATGGCCCACCACCACGATGTCATCGACCAGCTTGCCGAGGCCCTGGCCGAGTTCGGCGTCGTCAAGTTCGACGGCCGGATGACCTTGCCGAACCGCGATGCGGCGGTCCACGCCTTCCAGAACGACAAAGCCATCCGCGTGTTCATTGGCGGCATCCAGGCGGCAGGCGTCGGCATCACCCTCACCGCAGCCAGCCACGTCGTGTTCGCCGAGCTTGACTGGGTGCCGGGCAACCTCGCCCAGGCCGAGGATCGCTGCCACCGCATCGGGCAGACCGATTCGGTCCTCGTGCAGCACCTCGTGCTCGACGGCTCGCTCGACTGCCGGATGGCCCAGATCATCGTGGACAAGATGGACGTGATCTCCGCAGCGGTGGACAGCAAGGACGCAGACGGCGCGCTCGCAGCGCCCAAGCTCCTCGACGCGCCTGTCGCACCTCCTGCGGCCCCACAGAAGCCCGTAGGCGGCAACGGCGCGCAGCCCGGCGCATTGACCCAGGAACAGATCGCAGCCATCCACACGGCCCTGCAAATCGTTGCTGGCCTATGCGACGGCGCACAGGCGCTCGATGGCTATGGTTTTTCGAAGATCGACACTGACTTCGGCCATAGCCTCGCATCCCGCGAGACGTTGACCGCGAAGCAGGCCCAGTACGGCCGAGTGTTGGCGATCAAATATCAGCGGCAGATTCCGGCCGAATTGCTGGCGACAATCAAAGGGGGTGCGGCATGACCGCCCCTCGCCCCGTCTGCGTCCATTGCGGCGCCAGCTATGGCAAGCGCGACCTCCACACCGAAGAGGTGCGCTGGCCCCAGGGCCAGCCGATGCCGCGCTACACCGGCAACGGCATTGTGGTCAAAACCGGCTCCGCGAGTCGGCTCCCGCTTAAAGCGGAATTTATCGCGGAGCAGGAGAAGCGCGCTGCATTCCGCCCTCGGGAAGCACCCGATCCGCGCTTCTACACCGACGAGCCGACGCTCCACCTCTACCGCGAAGTCTGGGACGGCGAGAGCTACTGGGGCGGCTACAAACCGTTCTGCACGCTGCACTGCGCGCTCGACTACGCGCGCAAGGCCTACCGGGCGAAGGGGACGCGATGAGTGATCCTTTCGATGCCGCCAAGCGCGACCTTGAGGAGCGCGACCGCACCAAGATGCTGGCGGACGACGCCCGCGCAATCCTGAACAAGCTCGACTACGTCTGGGAGGGCGCGCCACAGGAACCTCTGATCAAGCTCCTGATGCGAGACGGCGCGTTCTCATGGGACGACGCGCGTCGCTCGCTGGAGTTCATTCTCTGGGAAGACAGCGAGGCCGAGTGATGCGCAAGCCGACGATCCACATCAACGGGACCGACGCTCAGGCGCTGTTCGACGGCTACTACGCCGCCCTCAAGGCGGTGCAGGGGGCGCACAAGGCGCTCGCCGAATGTGCCCCGAATGGCCGCGACTATTACACCCAACTGGCTACGCCCATGCACCGCCTCGATCCCATTGGCGAGGCAATGGAGGAACACCGCCAGCGCCTCGTGTGGCTGGAAGCTATCGAGCACGATCTCGACGCGCTCGCCACCCACGTCATGGACAATGGCAAGGTGGTGCGGTTGTGAGCCGCAAGCCTGACCTCACCCCGGAGGAGGCGGACGAAATCCGCGTTCTCTTTCTCTCGCCAGAGTGGTCGATCATGGGGCTGGCGCGCTCCTATGGCGTCAATCCGGCGACGATCCGGGCCGTTCTCAACCGCACCGGCGCCTACGCCCGGCAACCGCCCGCAAAGCCAGGAGACAAGCGATGACTGACCTTCCTGAAATCCACGCCACGCTCCAGCGCGCCTACGACGAGGTGGCGACCCTCTACCGCAATGTCGATGGTGTATCGCCTGATACCGCCTTCGCGATCGGCGAAGCGCTCGGCGTGCTCTCCAAGGCCAAGGCCCTGGTCGGCCGCGACATCGATCAAGCGCGAGAACCAAAGGAAGGAGCAGGCGATGGATCGTAGTCTCGCCATCGTCATCCTCCTCGTGGCGATCTTCACCCTCTACGCCTGGGTGACCAAATGACCGAACTGGAACGACTGCTCGGCCTGCGCGATGCTGCGCTCCTGCGCGGCGACTCAGCGCGCGTCGCTGACCTGGAGATACAAATCGCCTATCTCGCCGTGACCTTGCGCGCCACGCTGGTGGCGACTTTCGCCTCAGAGGTGCGCAGCGCCATCAGCGCTTTTGAAGAGGAACTGCTTGCCAATGAACTCAGACGCTGATGCCCTCACGGCGCTGCTCGACGCAGCCGAAACGCACGCACAACATGTCCTCGTTGATAGCGGCCAGGATGAGCTACTGCCGCTCTTCCACCTTTGCGGTCCCGACGGCGACATCTTGGTCGCCACACCATTCTGCGGCGACGAGTCCAAGGACTTCGCGGCGCAGGGAGTGCGGCAGTTGATCCGCCAGCATCGCATCACCCGCTACTCGTTCCTAAGCGAGGCGTGGATGATCAAGCGGAAATCCTACCTCCCCGGACTCGGACCACGGCCATCTGAGGCTGACGACCGCGTCGAGGTGGTGATCGCTACCGCCACCGATGGCGTCGCCCACCGATACCGACGCTGGCGCATCAAGCGCGACGGGACGAAATGCGTTGCCCTTGTCAGAGACGACGCAGCGGACGAAGTCCCAGCCAAGACGCACGGCCGGTTCGACAACCTTTTCGCCTAAAGGGGCCTAGTGGTTGTCGCCGGGCGGATCGCCGCCACGGCCGAACCAGAACACGACGACGGTCGTAAAGGTCGAGATCAGCGCGCCCAGCAGCAGTTCGCTCGTCTTTGACTCGGGCAGGACGCGCAGCGTCGAGAAGACAACGACGACGATGAATGTGATCAGCATGAACAGGCTGATGACCACGGTCGGCGTCGCCAAGGCAGGGGCGCGCTTGCCGATGAACGCCATCGCCGCCAAGAGCGCCAGCACGATGAGCGCCGTCGCGACGACGACAAGTCCGACCGGGTAACCGCTCGCCAGGAGCGCTTCCATTGGGCGCTCCTGCGCGCCCCTCTGCGCGGTTAGGTTTACCTCACGCGAGCCCGGCTTTGAAGGCCCAATAGTAACCGGCAATAAGATCAGCCTTGTCGGTCCCGGGTGCGCCGAATCCCGTCCGCGTTCTTGTAGATTCGGTCGCTCATATCACTCTCATTACCAGAAGAACCAAAAGTACAATAATAAGCACACCAACAACCCCAACACCACCGTGACCAAAACCGTAGCCGTAGGGGGCACCAACATATGGCCCTCCAATCCCGCCGAGCAGAACAACAACAAGAAGAATGAGGAGGATGATGCCAAGCGTGCTCATTTCGGTGGCTCCGACTTTCTGCTCAACCAAAACGCGACGACTGCACCGAACGACGCAACTAATCCACCAATCACCGCTGCGGTGATCTCGTCAGTTGGCACGGTGAAAAATAGGGTAAAAATAACCGCGCCGATAAAAGCAAGAACAATCAACAAAGAAATAGTGAGCGTGCCGCCACTAGGATCGAACCGACCAGCTACAAACAATAAAACAATCGTTCCTATGATCGCTACCACAATGCCGATAGCAGCCGGATAATCCGATAGCTTAGGAATCGGAGGAGGAATGACTAGATCAGACGGGCTCATGCAAGCGCTGCCTTGAAATTGTTGTAGTAGCCCTTGATCAAATCGGCCTTATCGGTGCCATTGATCACGCGGCGGGCGTTGTAGGCATCTTCGATGCCCTTCGCCTTACTGAAATATTGTTGCAGGCTCGCGCCCGTGAACCAGCCGTAAACCGAGCCATCGAATAGAATCAGAGCCGAAGCTTCGGCCTCCGCCAGCAGCTTGTCGGGGTATTGATGAATCTCGCACGCCGGATGCGCGTACTTGTCGCGGAGGATATTTTCGCCCTTCTTGTAGTTGTCCTCCCACGTCAACTGGACGTAACCGCGACCGTAGTAGCAATTGCCGTAAGGGCCAGCCGGTGCGCCGTAGGACTTGCCGCTTCCTTTCCCATACTCCGCAATCGGCTGCATCGTCGCTGCCGTCTCGTGATAAGCAGTCGCCAGACAGTAGGCGAGCCACATCGTTCCGTCGTTCGGATTGTTGGGAGCGAAGTGCTCCTCCCACATCTCAAGCAGATACTCCATCCCATCGACTTGGCTCTGGGTCAGGTTGCCGCCGAACGGGTTCGCCCTGACCGCGTCGAAGAACTTCTTGCGGTCGTAAAGCGGCTCGACCGGCTCCGGGATCACCTCCTCGACCGGCGGCGATATCGGCGGGTGCTCCAGATTGGGGTTGAAGTCCGGGTTGAAGTTCGGGTCACGGTCGTTCGCCATCAATGCTCTCCTGTCTCTTTCGTCGTCGGTACTCTCGATAGTAGGCGTTATAGGCCTCTTGGGACGACCGTTTTGAATTTGGCTTACGAGCTAGGGCGAGCCGCAGCGGATCGTCCCAGGCCCTGCGGATCGCCGCGTTGCGGCGCTCTAGCTGTTCTGGGGTCATCAGAACTCCACTGCGTAGGCCGGGTCGATGTCAGGCTTCGGCTGCGGCTGGGTCTGCGGGAACGCACGCAGCGGCTTCCCAGTCCACCAGCAGTAGGCGCGGTTGTCCAACGTGTCGAACCGCAGGATGCCATGGGCGATCGATTCCTCGCGGAACCGGCGCAGGCGGCTCTTCAGCATCTCAAAGTGCTTTGTCTCGCGCTTCTCCTGCTCCTCGGTCGTAAGCTCCTCGCGAGTGAGGGCGTCGCTCGGCGCCATGTCGCCGTAGACCCGCTTGACATCCTCCCAGGCGGCCACGCTGCGAGTGTGCGGAGGCACGTCGAGCCCAGGCGGGATGGGCATGCCGTAGCGCTTCTCGGCTTCGAAAAACGCCTTGACGAACACCTCCAGCGCGACACTCATCCGCATGCCGCGAAGCTCCTCCTCGCGGCGGATGCGGTCTTTCTCGGAGACTGCCATGCACACGCATGAGGTCACCTGTCGGCCGTCCTCGTCGGTGCCGAGCACGACATCCTCCAGTTCGAAGGTGAGGCTGATGCCATCCACGTCGTCCTTCTGCTTGTCCAAGGTCAGCGTGCGGAGCTTCGTTGCCTCATCGCGGTCGAGCAGCAGCACCTGATCGACGCCCGCGTAGACGCTGGTCGAGCCGCGCACGATCCCGCCCTTGGTCAAGTGGTGAACGAGCATGACGTGACAGCCGGTCTTCTCATTGATGCGCTCGACGTTGCGCATGACGATGCCCATGTCCTTGACCGCGTTTTCGTCGGCTCCGATCGAGGCTTTGGCAAGCGTGTCGATGACGACGAGGCGCAGCGGAACGTCGAAGGTCGCGGCGTGCGCCTTGATCTCCTCGATCAGTGCATCGACTTGGTCGAAATCCCTGTAAATATCGATGCCGCGTTGAAACAGCCGGAAGGGCACCTCGCGGCTGTACTCGACGCCGTAGTAGGCGCGCCACGCGCGCAACCTCTTTTTGAACCCCAGCAGCCCTTCGCCGACTTGATAGATGACCCCGCCCCGCTTTGTCGTCAGCCCAAACAGGTTGCGGCCGAACGCAATGCAGAGCGCCAACTCCAGGGCGAAGAACGACTTGCCCGCCTTGCTATCGCCCGCCAGGACCGAGCGGTCGCGCGACGATAACCAGCCGCTCACCAGCCAGTCGAATTGCTCGCCCTGGTCATCCAGTTGATCGAGGCTGATCGCGCCGAACTGCGACTTGATCGCAGGCTGGAAGATCCAGTCGGTGCGCTTCAGAAAGTCTGCGGCGCTCTCGATGGTGCGCGATGGATGCTCAAGGACTAGCGGCGCGCCCATCCCCAACCTCTTTCTCTCGGATCAGGACATCATTCCAATCGGTTCCCGGATCTGGCCACGAGATCTCGACCTCGATGCCCATGGCCAGGAAGCGGTTGGTCGCCGTGCGTAGCTGCGCCACCGTGCTGTAGCTCTCGCTATCGCGATCAGCGAGGAGGATGATGTTCTTGATCCCCATCTCTGGCGGCAGGATCACTCCAGGCGCCTTCATGTCGGGGGCGCCGTTTTTGATCCTAAGCCTACGCCCATCGGCGTCTTTGGCGACCGGATGATCGCATGAGCCTGTGGCGCCGCCAGCGAGGTTGCCGAGATCGACGGCGGCGGCCAGGGTGACATCCTCGGGGCCGAGGCCTAGCTGATGCCACGCCAGGGCATTGGCCCAGCCCTCGGCTATCGCCAGCGTCGCACTGATGCGCCCCAAGCGAATCATTCCCCCCTTTTTTTCCCCCCTAATTTTAGTGGGGGAATTACTCGGTGAGCCGGTCGGGGTCCATTTGCGCGGCTCAACCGGGTCGAGATACGTCTGGCTAATGCCGATGATATTCCCGCTGAAGTCCCTAATGACGGCGACGATCGCTGGCAGCGTCGCGAGATGAATAATGGATCGGGTGCCATTGTCGCCCGCGCCCCAATAGTCGAGATCGGCGACGAACCGAATGTCGCCGAGGAGCCGCTGGTTGGGGGTCAGGCCGCGCGCCTTGAGATAGGCCTCGCCATGCGTCCCAGGGAGCAGCACAGCCCGGTCAAGGACGGCTGATATGATCTGCTCGGTGTGTTTGGCTTTAGCCGCCTCGGCGGCGCGGTCCTCATCTGCGCGCCGCTGCTGAGCCGAGAGGCGAGCGGCGTTCCGCTCAAGCCGCGAGTTGCGTTGCTCCAGTGTCTCATCGCGCGAGCGGTCGGGGCGTGGCGTGCCGTTGATGCGCTCGCACGCCTCAAGATACGCGGCTCCAGTGACCCCCTCGACAAAGGCGACCACATCTCCCTTGAGGCCGCATTGTCGGCAGTTGCAGACCCGCTTCTTGGTGTTGATGCTGAAGCGATCGGTCCCGCCGCAGATAGGGCATGGGCCTTCCCATTCGGCCGTGCCGTTTTTCTTGAGGCGACAGCCGTGCTGCTGTGCGACGGCGAGGATGTCGGCGTTGCGAGCTTGGTCGGTCCAGGCATTCCATTGTCCCGATCCTGCGACCATTTGACCTAGCCCTGCTCGTCTCCCTCACTCGGTGCGGTAAGGGCGGCCCGCGCCTGCGCCGCCATATGCATTAGCCACCCAGGGGGATCGCGGTTCTTTATCCGCGCCTCCTGACCCGCGCTTATCGCGAACTGAAAGACATCCGCCGCCGCGCCGAGCGCGTTGACCTCCGCAAGCTCGCCATCGGCGACGGGAGCGCCGCCGATCGCCGCCGACTGCTCCAGGTAGCTTCGTTTGTCCGCCGCCACCTTCAGCAGGATACCGTGGATGTGGGCGAGGACTTCGCCGCCCTTCATGGCTGCGAAGGCGGTCATTGCGCGGATCGCTCCGCTTCTCGGCGCTTTGCAAGCGCCGCCCAAAACCGTTTCATTGCTTTCTGGACGCCTGGGCTGGGCAGCGGATCGTCAACGAAAGCATGGCAGCGACCGCAGTAGCGATAGACAATGTCGTGGGTGTTGAAGCTCTTGGCTCCGCAGCGTGGGCACACAAATGATGCACGCATCATCGCGCCTCCAATATGCTTCCGGCGGCGGCGATCAGCGCGGCTTCTGCCCGCCCATGATCCTTGACCCGCTTAAACTGGTCAGCGAGCGCGGGCCAGCGCGCGATGGCCTTGCTGCGCGCAGCGTCCTTGGCCCCGTCCTTTCCTGGAGGAATGCCATGGATCCGTTTCCACTGCGGGCTGGTGATGAACTGAACCGGCACGGCGAGCCCGGCGCAGACGCCCTCGCAGACGCCGCGCGCCCGGCCGAACGCGAAGGCCCCAACAGCGCCCTCGCCTGGGCGCACCCCCACCCACTCGATGAGGACTTTGTCGGCATGGGAATTGGCGATGATCTCCGCGAGGAGCGGCGCATTGACGGAGGCCCGGTTCTTGGGTCCGTCTCTGAGGATTGGCATGTCGTGGACTTCGACTAGGGCGCCATCTGAAAGGACCGCAATAGCCCCGGACACGCCTATGTCGATGCCGACGATGATCATGGGTCAGCCGACAGCTACGAGACGGCGGCGCTCTTCTGGCATGACCGAGATGAAGTCGTTCGCGGTGACCTTGCCCTTGGTGACCTCCGCGATGCGTTGGAGGGTCGTCGGCCTGGGGAACGCTAGGCCCTTGATAAATCTGTAGACACTCGTCCTGTGGACGCCGATCTCACTGGCGAACGTCTCGACAGGGGTATTGGATTTTTCCAGATAAAGGTCCAAACGCATGGTGGCTCCTTGTCGCATATTGTGCTGCGCGCCGTCAACGGCGGCTTGACCCGATGTCGCGTTTTCTGCTACGTCGATTGAGTGACAAGGACTCAATATCAGGTCGCAACCGGGCGGTCGCCGCCCTCGCCCGGTCGAGGCGGTGATCGTGGCCTGATCAACGGGGCGGGGCGGCGGCGCTCGCTGTCCCCGCCCCTAGGGATCGAGGACGCAGAGTGAAGATCCTGGCCCAGGGCGACGTACCCGACGATCTCGTCCAGGCGTGGACGCAGCATCTGCGCGACTTCGACGTGGCGCATCCTGGTTGCCACTTCGAAGTGATCATGCAAACCGACGTTATTATTCCGGTGGGCAAGATGATCGAGATGCTCAAGGTCGATCCTGGCCTCGACATTCGCGAGGTCTACGAGTTCACCAAAAGGGCTTCAAATGCTTGATCTTCCTCCAATGCCAACCCGCATCGCCCGCCTGCCCAAGGATGAGCGCGGCTATCCTGTCCCCTGGTTCGTCGCTTGGATGGAGGATGGCAAGGTCTGCCCGCCCGGCGAGGGCAAGCCAGACTTCCGCGTCATCTCGCCGAAGAAACTCTGGACAGCGGTATCGAAAAACCGCTGCTGGGTCTGCGGCATCGAGATGGGCGTTCACCACATCTTCGTCATCGGCCCGATGTGCGTCATCAATCGGGTGACGAGCGAGCCGCCATGCCACCGCGATTGCGCCGAGTTCGCCGCCCGCGCCTGTCCGTTCCTCACCAAACCGCGCGAGAAGCGAAACACCAAGAACATGCCCGAGACAGCGACCGTCGCTGGCATCAGCATCGACCGCAACCCCGGCGCCACCTGTCTTTACGAGACGCGCAAGGCCACGCCGTTCAAGGCGGGCGACGGCGTCCTGTTCCGGCTCGATCCGCCTGACCGGGTCGATTGGTGGGCGAAGGGGCGCACCGCGACGCGGGCCGAAGTCATGGAGAGCATCGACAGCGGCTATCCGATCCTGATGGACATGGCGGTCAAAGACGGGCGCGGGGCTGTGCAGGAGTTAGAGCGCCTGCGCGGCGAGGCCCTCAAGCTCGTGCCAGCGGCATGACCATGGCCGAGATTTGCTCACACGAGCGCGCCGCGATGGCGACGCGCCAAGCGCTTGGTTACGACCAGCACGACAGCCACGTCTGGTGCTGGCTGATTGAGATGCTGCGCCTGTGGGGCATGGAGCGCCCGATCACGATCAGGAGGGCGTGATGCCCAAGCCGATCTGCGTGAAGTGCAAGCGCTTCTTTAAACCCTACAGAAACGGCATCCGCGCCTTGGAGCAGATGCCGCTTACCCGCGATGCTCGACCGGGTGCCGAGGATGAAGATCAGTGGACGCCCTACAAGATCTGGGTGGGTGATCTCTTGCGCTGCGACGGATGTGGGACCGAAATCGTCAGCGGCTACGGTGGTCGTCCACTCTGCGAGCATTATCAGGCGGATTTCGCTGTGCCGCCAGGAGCCATCATCGTCAACGACTGCTGAAGGGGAGACGCATGCCACCGCTGGACCGCACGCATTGGGAAGAACTCATCGGCAGCATCATCGACGCAGTCGGCGTCGAGCGGTTTGCCGAGGTAGTCAGCTATGTCCTGGAGCAGAAAGGCTACGAGCGGCTTGGCGTCGCCTGCGAGCTACTGCGCCGGATGGCCTCGATGCGGGCGGTCGAGGTCGAAGATGCCGGATGAGGCAATGACAGAATGGCGCTTCCAGCACACTCGGACCCAGCGCCCTCTGTATCCGCTAGTGCCTCACATTTATCGCGTGGACGGCTGCTGGGCCGTCGCCCTCAGAAACCGGGGCGGGATCTGGCGCAACACGCAAGATCTCAGCGTCGTGTTCGAAGGCGTCAAGAACTGGGAGCGGCAAGTCAATGCCAATTGAAACTCGCGAGATCACGAGCCGGGAAACGTGGCTGGACTGGCGGAAGCAGGACATCACCGCCAGCGTCGCCGCTTGCCTCTACGGCGACGACATCCACCCCTACACGACCGCCTACCAGGAGTGGGCAGTCCACTCTGGGCTCGTCGCGCGGGAGAAGCTGATCAACCCGAAGCTCGCCCGCCGTGGCGAAGTCATCGAGCGGATCGCGCCCGACATCATCCGCGAGGAGCGGCCTGATTGGACGGTCGGACCCAGCGGCGCTTACTACCGCGACCCAGATGCGCGGATCGGCGCGACCCCAGACCTTCAAGCGCGTCGTCCAGATATCGAGGGCATCGGCGCCATTCAGGTGAAGTCGGTCGGCCCGCAGGCCTTCCGCAAGTGGAAAGATCGCGATACCGGCGAGACGGCGCTGCCGACCTGGATCTCCATCCAGGCGAACATCGAGGCGGCCTTGATGGGCGCACAATGGGCGTGCGTCGTCCCCATCACCATCGGCGACCACGGCCTCGATGTCGAGATCATCGACGTGCCGCTCGTGCCAGAGTTCTTTGAGTCGTTTCGACTCCACGCGCAGGAGTTCTGGCGCCGGGTTTCCGCCAAGGAGCCCTACCCGATCAACTGGGGGAAGGACGCCGCGACCATCTTAGCGATGTTCGAAGACCACGACGGCAGCATTATCGATCTGACCAACGATGAGGACATCCCCGGCATTCTGGAACAGCGAGCGCTGTACAAAGACATCGAGCGCGACGGCGAGGAAGCCGAGAAGACCCGGAAGCTCTACGACGCCCAGTTGATCCAGAAGATGGGCAACCATAGTGGGCTTCGGTTCGGAAGCACGCTGGTTAAGGTTAAGACCGTGCGCGTTAAGGAGGCTGTCAGGAAGGCCTATAGCTACCCACTACTCACAGTCACCGGAGCCGGATGAGATGGATGGTGACTGCGACTATCTAAGCGCGACGTTGGAACTCACCGAGAGCGTTGTCCCCGAGGAGAAGACGCTTAAGATTATGCCACGTTTCAATACCGAACTGGTGGAAATAAACTTCGATGACAGCGACGAGAGCGAAGACACATTTCTCGTACTAAACCGGCGGCAAATCGAATGCCTCGTTGATTTTCTGGGCGCATGGCTGAAGCGACTCGATGCTCGACAAAGCAAACCACCCCAGTCAAATCGCTCTGCGGGAGAAGCACAGTGAGCTTCTTCTCGACATCGAGGCCGTGGCCGAGCGCGCCACCGCCGCGCGCCACGAGCCAAGGAAGAATGCCCCGGCCATCCTGGAGGCGGCCGAGGCCGCGCTGGTGCGCGTCAGCCACGAGTGGCGCAAGAGCCGGGGCGGGAACCACGCCAACTATTTCTTCACCCCGCTGTCCAAGCGCTTGCGCCGGGTCATTGGGTATTACCGCCCGCACCTGGAGAAAAAACCGGAAGTCGCCGAAGATTCGGAACCGGCCAACTGGCTCTATCGGATCACCGACTACGAGGCGTTGCCGTTTCAGCGGCTCAAGCCGTGGTTTCGGGCGAGCGCCGTCGATGACGCGATCAAGATGGGCATCCTGCTGGGGTTACGCGAGTTGCCAGGACTGATGATCTGGAAGGACGAAACATGATCGAGGTGCTGATGTGCGTGAGGGTGGCCGACATGGCGGCGACGCCCGTGCCGAGCCGCACGGATATCTGTCAGACGTGCGGCTCTCAGGTGTGGGTGTCGCTGCGTGCGCCGCCGATCAGCCGCCTCATGTGCCAGCAGTGCGCGATGGATGTGGCCGACGAGGACGACGAGTTCGATGTGGCTGATGAGACGCGCGCCGAGGTCGAAGAGCATCTAGCGAGGAAAAAGCAATGAGCGATCAACGCGACTACCAGAACGAAGAGACGCCCGTCCTCACCGGCCCCGCGCCAGAGCAGGAGGTCGAGAACCCGCTTGTGCCGATGAGCTTGGCGGCGACGCTGACCAAAGCCGAGATCGACCAGCAGATCGCGACCGCCCACAACTGGCCGCGCTCGCCCGCCAGGGCGCGGGACAGGATGATTTCGCTCGCGACCATGGACGATGCGATGGCCGAGGAGTGCATCTATTCAGTGCCGCGTGGAGGTAAGCAGATCAGGGGACCGTCGATCAGGTTTGCTGAGATCGTGTTGAGCGCCTGGGGCAACGTCCGCTGCGCCGCCCGTGTCACCCACGAGGACCGCATTGAGCGCTATGTCGAAGCCGAGGCGCTCGTCCACGATCTGGAGAGCAACGTCGGCTATGTCGCTCGCGCGCGGCGCCGGATCGAACTGAAGAAGGGCCGCAAGGCTGTCGATCCCGACATGATCCAGTTGGCGGGCTCGGCGGCGATCTCCGTCGCTCGGCGCAACGCAATCCTCGGCGCGATCCCCAAGACCGTCTGGCGTAGGGCGCAGGAAGCGGTTGAGGCCGTCATCAAAGGCGACCAGAAGACACTGGTCGATCGGCGCGACAACGCGATTGCGCAGTTCAACAAGATAGGCGTCACCACCGAGCGCATACTCAAGGCGCTGGAAATTAACCATCTGGACGACATCACGCTAGACCATCTTGTCGATCTTGGCGGCATGCGCTCGGCCCTCAAGACCGGCGAGGCGACGCTCGACCAACTCTTCCCCGAGGAGCGGGATCTGGGGCCAAAGCCCGAAACAACGGAGGACAAGCTCCGGGCGCTCTCCAACATCGATCCGCAGACCGGTGAGATCAAGAACGCCGACGCCAGCGCAGCGGCGTCGGGTGGGGCGGGAGCCGCTGTTACGCCCCCCAGCCCAGCGGCTCCCGTTTCCTCGCGCGCGGCCAAGGCGAAGAAGCCTTCCGCGCAGGAGCGGTTCCAGGAGCTTGGCGACGCGGCGGCGGCGAAGGGCAATCGCGCTCTCGATGAGTTTCTCGACCTGTTGACCAGCGACGAACTCGCCATGCTGACCGACGCGATGGAGGCGCGCTGGCGGGAGATCGCGGCGAAGGCCGACGAGGCGAAGACGTGACCCCGCAGCAGAAGAGCTACCAGAAGGCGGTGGAACAGGTCGCCGATCGCATCCGGGAGGTGAACGATCTCCTCCTCGACGCGATGGACGCGATGAACGCGAAGCGCCCGAAGGACGCTTGGACAGCGTTGGACAACGCCTGGAAGCAGTTGAACGGGGCGATGGTCACCGCGAAGTGGTCGCAGACGCTGGTGGGGGAATGAACGCCTCGCGGTCGGATGCACGGCTCGCGGCGACCTTGATCATGTTCTCCATCGTACGATCCAAGTCAGCCAACTGCCGGAACACGGGGGTGACGCCGCGCGCGGCGCGTTCGATCCGCATCTCCTCCTTGAGCCCAGAGGCAAGCTCGGTGATCTCGCTGAGCCTTTTAGGGCCATCTGGAGTGTGGACGATGATCCGGTCGGGCTGGAGGGCGTCCCACAGGCGCTGCTCTCTGGCGCGAGCGAGGGCGAGGGGATCGCGCACCGCGCCGCCGGTCGCCCGATCCTGGGGCGTTGAGGCCTCGGCGGCGTAGAGCGCGTCGATCTGGCGCAGGCGCTGGTCGATCATGCTGGCGATGGTGGTCATGGCGGCGTCTGGCTTTTGTTCAAATGGTTTTAAAGCGGTTAGTTTGCCAGCGTTGTTAAACTAACCCCTCGGCAACAGGACGGCAATCCTCACCTGACTACCGTCAACCCGCTGGGCTTTCGCTCTTTCCTTAGAGACTCGAAGTCCTCACGCCCCTGTCCCGTCAATATCCACTTTCGGAAGCCCTCAAGGCTCGTGCCAGCATGCACGATCAAGCCGCGCTGGCTCAAGCCCTTCAGCGCCGCCCACATTACATTCATCTGGCTATGAGTCGGCTCATCCACCTTGTAGATACGGCGCGCGAGGTCGCGCGCATCGATGCCGAGGCCTTTGTGTTCAATCAGGCAGAACCCGATCTTCTTTTGCGTCTCACCGATGTCGCGCGGCATTTATCCACCCATTTGTCATTGACTTGGTTATCACCTTTGTTAGTGTGCGCCAACCAAGGCATCTAGCAAAGGCGATAACAAATGGCGAAGGCGAAGAAGGATGCGAGAAAATTAACCCGCAGGACAATGTGGGAACGTATCGGGGGATTGTCAGCCAGCCTGCGGGCGGATGTTATTGCACAGCAAGTTCTGCCCGAGATCAGGGGCGATGAGGTCAAGAAACTTGCCGAGGCGCGGCTAACGGAAATGATCCGGCGCTGGCTTCTCGCCAAGCGCAAAAAGAATGACCCAGAACAAATGACGTTCTTCGAACGTGAAGACGATGGGGTCGCGGTCTACCCTTCGCTGGATGATGTGCCAGAGCCACTTCTCCGCAAGCGCTCCAACAAGCTCCGCACTTGGGGTGAGGCTCTAGTCAGAATTGCGGATGCTATCGATCAGCACTTGGCCAGTCGCAGAAAACTGGAGCGCGCGTGATGGAACTCGTGTTCGCAATCCTCATGCTGTGGCAGAATGCACCCATCGTCTTCATTGTCCTTGCCGTCATCCTACTGCTCTGTTTCCGCTGGCTCTTTCGGGAGGTGCTCTTCCCGATAAGCTGGATTGTCGGCGGCACGATCTGGTTCGGGTTCAAAGTTGGCATGCTGGCTCTCGACCGAGGCGTAACGCGAATCGTCAGTGCGTGCCTTCATGCTCGTGCATCGCGCTGATCGCCGCTGCGAGGAGCGCCGCCGGTCCCACCGTCACTCCGAACTGCGAGGCGGCCGAGGCCGACAGGCGCGCCGCCGCGTACCGGAATCGATTCAAGTTTTCCGCCGTAGGATTTGCCAGCCAATTGACGTGCTGATTCAGAAAACTCGTCAGCGCTCCAGCCGTTGCGGGCTTCGATAGATAGCGGCCCAGCGCGTTGCCGCCGACAAGCCCAGCCCCTATCGCTGATGCCGTCGTAACCGGATGGCTTAGGAGAGTTGAGAGGTGGTCGAACACCTGATTCGCCATCTCCACCCCGACGACGACATGCCCGGTGCCAGACGGGTTGGCGAACCGCGCCGCCTGCGCATAACGCTGGGCGAGGGTGCCGAGATCATCCATCGACTGGCGCATTGGCCCGGTCGTCCCGAACAGTTCATCCTTGGCGTCGGGAGCCAGCTTGCCGACATCAGTCAGAAACTGCGCGGGGCTGAACTCACCGGCCCCCTTGCGTCCAAGCTGCGAAACCATGCCCTGCGCCAAGTCGTTCCACGCGCCTGGGTTGTTGCTGGCGAGGATCGACTGCTTAGCTTGCCGCAAGAGGCCTATGTCGCCGGAACCCGGCTTCCCACTGGCTCGGCGTTGCAGCGCAGCAAACACGCTTTCCGGGTTCGCGGATGCTGTGTCGCCGCCAAGCAATTTCGTCAATTGCTCGCGCTGCTTGGCGATCGTGGCGTAAGTGCTGTTGGCCGCCTGATGCGCAGCTTGTGCCGCTGGGCCGCCCGAGCGAAGCGCCGCAGTGTCGAGGTCTTGGGACAAAGCTCCGTATAGCTGCTTGATCTCGGCCTGCGGCAACTCGCTGGGTAGCAACGCGCCAAACGAGCCCATCTGGCCAACGCGAGTGCGAAGGCCCTTAATCGCGTCGTAGGTCAGTCCTGACCCAGGCTTCTGCATCGCCTGCTGGATGAGATCGACAGCCTGCCCGCTAAGCTCATCGCCATAGCCGCCACGCTGCTTCGCCAAGTTGGCCAACGTCGCTGCGGTGTTGGTCAGCGGGGTCGTCACCTGATTGTTCATCAGGCGGCTGGCATTGTTGTACGCATTGCTGATGGTCGTGTCTGTCTGCGGGCCGATCCAGTTGACGAGCGCTTGTTTCGCCGACGACCCGGCGGCGGTCGGGGTCGCGCCAGCCGCTATCGTGTCGGCAGACTGGCCCATTTGATGCACCATCTCGTTGGTTGCATCGGCCACTTTCTCGCCTGCGACCGGGACATTGCGGGCGAGTTGTCCCCAGCGCTGCATCAACGGGCTTATCGAGCCAATATAATTTGGGATATCGACGCCTGCGCGGTTTGCTGCGGCGAGCAGCGCGTCGCGTCCAGCGGCGCCGTATGGGAGGAGCAAGGAGCCGAGGCCGTGCATCAGCACGCCCGCCCCGCCACCTGTCAGGCCACCCCAGCCAGCCCTGCTGCCGACATCTTCCGCGCTGAGCGGCTGATCGCCTTCATTGGCGCTGGTCGCAGCGCCCCAGCCGATATTCCCCAGCGTCGAACGGAGCAGGCTCCCGGTCGCAGCCTCCGGGGCAGCAAGTGATGAAGCCACTGCGGGCACAGCGGTGGCGATCCCGGTCGTCCATGGATACTGCTTTCGCGCCGCCTCCATCTCCTGCCCGATGCGGACATAGTTTTTCTGATAGTCGCTCGTGGCTTGCGGCGGTGCGCCCGATAGGGCGCGCGGGAGGTAAGTCTCAGCCGCAGCCGCAGCAGCCCGGCCGCCGGGGGTGCCGGTTACGAGTCCTGACGCGAGCGCGCCGCTATAGCCAACGTCGGGACCAGCAGTCTGCTTGCCGAGATCTTCGTCCGTCTCGCCCGTGGGCTGCGGCAGCGGCTTCTGCGCTGCTCCCGTTGTCGTGACAGGAGGCTTCTGGGCGACGGCGCGCGGCCGAACGACGATCTGCCGCCCTTCCTCGCCTGAGACTGGCTGATCAGACGCTGGCGGCGGCGCGATGAGGTCTTGGTCCGTCTCGCCCGTGGGCTGCGGCAGCGCTTGGGCCATGACTCATTGTTCCGGCGGCGTGAACGCGCCCCATTGCTTCTTCGGATCGCTACCCCCGAGCCATACGCGCGGTCCCTTTCCCGTCATATAGGCCTGCCCGACCTCGCGCTGTTCAGGATTGTTCTGGTGCCAGTCCTGCCCCTGGTAGGGGAAGTTGTGCCGAGCCTCGGTGACGTAGTCCTCGACGTTGTGCTCTTTGAGGAACTGCCTTTCGAATTTGGCAGTGTTGTACTGGCCTGGGTTTTTATCGACCCAATCGTTAAGACCATTATCGTGGTCGTCCTGCCATTTGAGGGCGCCGCGCGCCTGGGCGATGATCGCCGCTGCTGCTCCTGGCTGGAGTTCCGGCCCCGCCATCGCCCGCTTGAGCGACTCGATCTCGGTGACCATCGGCCGCCCGCCCATAGCCTTGACATTGTCCATGGTGTTGAGGATCTGGTCCTTGAGGAATCGCTGGTAGCTCGCGGCATTGGCCAAGTCCCTGGCGGGAACGAAATCCCTGCCGAAGATCCCAGCCGCTGCCGAGGCTAGCTCGGCCTTTTCCTGGGCGAACGCGCCGGGCTGGTAGCCCTTCATCATGTCCTGGATCTCGCCGAGGCGCTGATCCACGATTTGACGGGCTTGCATCTTGGCAGGAATTGCGGCGATGGCTTTGCCTGTCGCTTCGCCCAGCGCGCCGGAATACTCCTCCTGGCCCTTCACGATCGGTGCCTTCGCAGTCTCCCAGCGGTTCTTCGCCTGTTGCACCAACGCTTCACCCTGGGCGACGAACGGCGCGCCCATCCCTGGCGTGATGGCCTCCAGAGCCTTGCCCTGCATGATCAGTTGCTGGCCCTTCTTCCAGTCTGGGTCGTTGGCGATATCGGGAACGGCCCCGGCTGGTGACGGCGCGGTGGCCGCAGGAGGCGCGCTGGGCGGCGTTGTCGCTGCCGGTGGTGTCGCAGGAGCGGCGGCAGCGGGAGGCGGCCCAGCGACCTTCCCTGCGTCTCCTACGACGGCGCCGGGAGTGGTCGGGATTGGCGGCTTGGCGCTCGCGGCGGCAGGGGGCGCAACAGCAGCAGGCGCGGGCGCGGCGGCAGGGGCTGCGGGAGCCGCGACAGAAGCGGACGACCCCCCGAACGACGGCATCGTAAGCTTCGGCGCCGGGCCAACCATTCCGCCCGCGATCCAGTTGCTCATGGCGACGCCGTTGGCGATCCTGGCCCTTTCGATGCCGAGATTCTGCACGGCGACATCGGTTAGGGCGTCGCGCTGGCGCGACTGGCTTTGCCAGTCTTGGATCTGGGCTTCGTTCTTCATCCACTCGCGATCGAGTTGGCGCTGGCTCTGCATGTACTTCATGCCCTCCAGCGCGCCCTGGCCGATGTTGACGGCGGGGTGCGACGAGGTGCCCGCCATCATGGCGAAGCCAGCCGCCATCAGGGAATCGCCGAGCCCAGGCGGCAGGAGCCTCTGATTGGGAGGCCGAGCGGCGTCATCGATCGCGCTCAGCATTCTGGCCTGCGGGTCGGCGGGAATTTGCTGCTGCTGCTGGTTCTGCTCTGGACCCGCAAAGGCGAGCGCGGCGTTGTCGGAAGGCGCAGCGCCATCGCGCGCCGACCATTTGCTGAGCCCGAGCTTGTTCATCGTCGTCGCCCAGGGCGTCAGGCCCTGCTTCTCCATCCCCTGGAGCGCGAAATCGGTCTGCTCCTTCAGGTAGCGAGGGTCGTTCGGGTCGTGCCCAGTCGCCTTAGTGTAGTCGTCGCCCATGCCCGGGTTATTCATCGCGGGGTTTATGCCGCCCTTGTGCAGTTGCCACGGCCCGAACGACGAACCGGCGTCGCCGACTTGATAGGGGTCTTTCGCGCCCATCTCGCCGCCGAGCACCTTAGTGGCAACGCTGGGGTTGATCCCGTACTTCGGCGCTTCCTGCGTGGCGAGGTCGAGCGCCTGCTGGCGGGTCGGCGCGACGATCGGCGCAGGCGGGGCGACGGGCGCCGTCGGAGCCGCGTCGGTCGTATCGCCGCCATCGAGGAAGCCGGTTCTTCCACCTCTCGCTCGTACAACTGATCCGAACCCGCCAGCAGTTCCGCTAGCAGAGTTCCCAGAGATCCCGGCGCCATACCCGCCCGTGTTGCTTGCGCCACCGCCCGCGACCGAACCGAGCCCTGCGGGGGCGGCCGCGCCAAGCGCTTGCGCAATCGACTGCTGCCCAAGCGCCTGTCCAGGCGCGAGCGCTGTCATGCCCTGCGTGTTTCCGCTGATCCCGACTCCCGGGCCGCCGGTCGGGCTCGCGCCATCAGGGTTGGCGACGACAGAGACGGACTGGGACGGCCCTGGCGAGGCCGGGGAATTGCCAAAGCCACCCAAACCAGGGGGCGCCCCCGAGAGCGACGGATAGCCCATGGTCTGGCCGGGGGCTTGCGTTCCCGCAGGAGCGGAAGGGCCGCCGCGCGCCACGCCAGCCCCAAGCATATTGGCGAGATTGTTGTTCTGCGCGTTCGCCATCGCAGCGATCCCGCCGGGCGTCTGCGAGTAGAATTGCACCAGTTGCGCGGGAGTGACATTGGGGAGGCTAGTTGGCGGACCAAGGGGCGAGGTCGTTACGGGGCTGACGGGCGCGGCGCTGGGGCCGAAGAGGCCGCCCAAGACGCCATTCTGCCCGAGGCCGAGCATCCCAGCGAGCGGAGTGGAGGAATTAACCGAGCCGACAGGCGTGCCCTTCATCGCCGCTTGCTTCGCGAGCGCTATCTGCGCAAGCTCGTTGGACAGCGCGACTTGACCCGCCAGACCACCGCCCAGCCCTTGCGCGCCACTCGATCCGCCACCGCCGCTGCTGCCACCCCCTCCGCCAGCAGCCGCCGCAGCCGCAGCAGCCGCAGCCGCGCTGCCGCCCCCTGCCGTGGTGCCGCCCCCTGCCGTGGTGCCGCCCCCTGCCGTGGTGCCGCCCCCGCCGCCAGTATTGGAGCCAAAGCCGCCCAAGCCGCCACTCGGCGCAGCGGGCGCGCTGGTCGCAGCGGGGCCGCCCTCGTTGCCTGTAGCGGCGGCGTCGCTGCCAATGCCCCCCTGTCCTGACGGAGCGCTCCCTTGCTGACCGCCAACACTGACGCTGCTGCCAGTCCCGCTAGTGCTCGTCCCGTCGCCCGTCCCGTCGCCCGTCCCATCCCCCGTGCCGTCACCGCCGCCGTCCTGGAAACTCCGTCGTACGACCCCGCCTCGGTCGAAGTCGAAAGCGTCGCTGGCCAGACTATCGACGGAGTTCGATCCCGCTGAACTGATATCGGCGATGTCATTCGCGCTGAGACTGTCCATGGGGTCGCGCGGCATGAAGAAATTGGCGATCTTGCCAATGCCCTGGCCCAGCGATGCGCCAGCCTGACCCATCTGGCTGGCCGACGCGCCTTGCTGCCCCTGCCCTTGGGACGGATGCGGCGGCCCGGCGCCCATCGAGAGCGGGATCACGCCCTTGGTCGGATCGAACGGCGTAAGCTGGAGCAGCGACTCGATGGCCGGATCCATCCCGAGCCCGCCGAGGCCGCCGCCGCTTGCGCGGCCGATCCGGCCGCCCCGGTGAAAGCCCGAGCCAAACGCCTCACCGAACGAGCCAGCAGCCTTCCCCTGGCTGTCCATGCCGTTGACGCTCTGGCCGGTCGGGGAATAGCCGAGCGCGCCCTGGAGCGGCATCTGACCCATCACGCCCGCGTTGGCGCCGCCGAGGCCGTAGCTTGGACGCCCGCCGCCCATTAGCGCCCGAAGCCTGCTGAGGCCCTCCTCGCGCTCCGCATCGGCCTGGGGCGCGCCTGACGGCTGCGGATAGCTCGCATCCGGCCAGTGAACGCCCGGGTCTTTTGTTTCGTCCGGGTTGAGCATCGGCAACGACATCGGCGCGGGCGCCATTGCCATAGGCGCAGGAGGGGTCGCGGCGATCGGCGCAGGCGGCCGAGGCGGGGGCAAAGGAACCGCCCTCGGCTGGAGCATGACCGGTGGACGGGGCCGCGCGCCGTGTTGCGCCGGATACATCGGCTGCGGAGGCGGCGGCGGCGCGGGAGCGGGAACCGGCGGATGGTAGGCCGCACCGCGCGCGTTGCCAGTCTCTGGCGTGTAGTAGCTCGGTATGTCGCCGCCGCCCTGGCGGCCAATTCGGCCGCCGGTCGCATGCGTTTCGATTCCCGGACGAGAGATCAAGCCCGTAAGGCTGTCCTCCGCGCCCGACGTTTGGAGGTTATTTGAGGGGTTGGTGTAGTCGATCGGCTTGATCAAGTCGGGCGCCATGCCCTCAAGGTTCGGCAGCGAAGGCGACAACGACTCGCTGCCGATCTGGGTATAGGCAGTCGGCGGAACATTGGCGCCGCCGCTCGCGCCGCCGGTCAGGGACGAGTACAGGATCTGAGCGAGGCCCGAGAGCGGCGACGGCACGCCGTAGCCCTGCGCGATAGCTCCAGGCGTGGCAGTGTCGAGATAGCCGTAGGTTGCGAAGTCGTTCATCTGCGGCGAGCCGCCGCCGATCGCGGTCCCGCCGCTCTGACGACCGATCCGGCCGCCGGTCGCCGATTGGGGTTGCCTGGGAGCCAGCGGGGCTCTCGCCTGCTGCATCGGCCCAGCGGGCAGAGGATTGGTGGGCGAAGCCGACGTGCCGCCCCACCCGGCCTGCAATGGCTGGCCAGCCCACTGAGAGGCGGACGGGGTCGCGTGCATGATGGTGCCCGCTGGCGTCCTGGCGAGCGAGCCTGCGCCGAAGGCCCCGGTGCCCGCGCCTGCGCCGCTGCCAGGATCCATCATCGCCAGCGCGCCTGCTGGAGACGCCTTGCCGACGCCGAGGTCGTAGAGTTGCCCCGGCGCGATATTGCCGAGGCCGCCGCCGGTCTGGAAGCCAGCCCGCTCCGACTCGCGCGTCGCGGCGTCATAGTCGAGATGCTTAAACCCACCGAGGCCCTCGTGGACGGCGCCTGGATGGCTGCGCTCGACCTCTTGCGCGAGGAGGCCGATCTGAGTGCGCGGGTCGCCCTTGAAATTGTACTTATGGATGACCTGACCATCGAATGTTCTGCCGATCGGCGTCACGTTCTCCTTGAGGCGGATGTCCGAAACCGGCAGGAAGTTCGCGGCGGCGCCTACGGCTGCGGTCCCGAGGCCGATAGCTTGGCTTAACGGGCTCGGCCCAGGCACCGTCGATTGCGCCGTGCCGCCGCTCTGGCTCCCAGTCCCTTCGATGATGTTGCCGAGGAAGCCCGTCGTCTGGAATGGATAAGCTTGTCCTGCGTTCCACTGGTTCTGGAGCGCTGTATCGACAGCTTGCTGCTCGGTCTGCGGGATCATCCCCGCCTGTGTTTGGGCGGTCGCGCCCTGAAGCCCGGCCGTCTGCTGGGCGATGCCGATATTGCCCAACTGGTTGGCCATCTGGCCAGCTTGCTGCTGGTTGAACTCCTGCGCGCCAAGGCCGGTTTGCTGCTGATTATTAAATTCCGCCAAAGCCTGATTGTAATTTGCCTGATTCAACCCCGCGATCACCGGGGCCTCGCTGAGTTGCTGCTGCCCGGCGAGGATGTCCTGGCTCACGCCCGCCCGATCGCCGCCGAACGCGCCCGCGCCGATGTTCTGGCTGTTGAGGAACTGCGCCTGCTGCTGGTTCTGATTATTAAACTCCGATTGAGTTGCGTTTATTACATCGGACGTGAACGGGTTCTCGTATTGCTGCACCGCACTGCCAGAGAACGCCGTCGGGGTGACGGGCGAAGCCGCCGCCTGGGTCATACTGCTCGCTTGCGCAAGATTGGGCTGCGCCGCTTGGGCGTACTGATCGACGTTGCCGAGCCCCGTCACCGTCTGATTGCTCAGCGGCGCGACCATCTCTCCTGGATAGGGAGTGTAGGGCGTATTCGCGACGCCGGTCGCGCGATTGACCAGCCCCTGGTAATTGCCGAGCACCTGTGGCGGAGGTGAACTCGATTGAGTGGTTGTGTTGCTGCCGCCGCCGAGGATGCCGCCCATGGTTCACTCCGCCGCGACTTGGTTCGCGGGGACTGCCCGCGATAGAGGCGTCCGCGCCGTTACCTCACCCCCTGGTCGCCATCGATAGAACTCGCCCATCTTCGGCATCACGCGGCGATACAATCGACACTTCGCCTCTGTACGAATGGTCGAATATACCCCGCAAACAAAATCGATCCCGAGTTCCTCGGCGCACCGCTTGCCATAGGCCAAGAGGTCGGTCGCATAGGCTGACCGGCGCGCGTCGGGTCGGACGTAGTTGAAATACTCCAGGAGGATGAACTCGTCCGAATACCAGACCGGCTCGATGGTCGCGAAGATCGCCGCCTTGATGTCGTGCGTTTCGCCGATGACGCCAACGATCCCCCTCGTGCGCTGGGTCGCGAGCCGGATCATCGCGGCGACTTTCGGCCAGGACAGGCGATGCTGCGCGACCTCCGCGTGCATCAGGCTGAACAGTGAGAAGATCTGCATCTCGTCGGCCTCGCCCGCGAGCCGGATGTGGGAGAGGTCCAGCGGCGCCTTCGGCGGCCGATCGTTATGGCTGAACGTCTTACTCATTTGGCCGGGCCTGGGAGTTGCTTGAGCGTCTTGATGTGCTCGGCCCGGAGTTGCTTCACCCAACGGTCGAGGATCTCGTGGCCCAGGTTAATGTCGCCTCGCCCCCTGCGCTTCACCTCTTCCGGGGGGACGGTGAACTCACCACCCGAGATGTTGATCGGCGTTCCCGGTTTTGCCGCTTCGGCAGGGACGGCGCCGCCGCGCGCTTGAGCGCCGAAGGCGGGGAACTTGGGCGGGGGCGGTACGAACGGCTCCGGGGCGCGCGGCGGCGGCATCGCCTTCGTCCGCAAGTCAGGCGCCTGTGCTCCGTAAGGCGCGCCGGTCGCGCCAAAGGGCGCGCCCTGTCCCATCATCGTGATCTGCTGACCTGACTGCGCTTTGAGCGGCAGGAACATCTTCGCCAGCATCTGCGCTCCAGCAGCCGTATTGCCCTCGCCCATCATCGAGACGATGTCGGCGGGCATGACATAGCTCCCAGGCGGGACATGCGTCGGGTGCGCGTCGGCGCGGCCTGGGGTCGCAGTGTTGATCAGCCCAATGACCGGCGACATCGGGTTGTCGGGGATGGAGCCGCCCGTCGCGCGCTTCAGCGGGAACGGATGCTGCGTGATGCCGCTCTTGAACCCGATCCCCGTCACGGGAGGCTGGCGCCGCAGCATGCGCGAGATCTGGATTGAGCTTGGTACGGGGTTGAATCCAGGCATGGTCCTACCCCGTGTTCCAGATGAGGGTCAGATCGACGGGCGTCCCGGCCGCGACCACATAGAGGCCGGTCGCCAGTTCCAGGCCACGCTCTCCGAAGTCAACCGAAAACCCCTGGATGAAGGTGATCGCCGCCACGACTGCGCCAGCCGTGCTCGTACCGTCGTAGACGATTATCGACGCAAATGTCGCGCCGCTCGGATCGAAATTGTTGAGGGCGATGCCGAACAGCCTTGTCGCGCCCGTGTTGACCAGCGCAGACACTGCGGCGGCGATGTGGAAGTATCTGTTGGGCGCGGCGAGGGCTGTAAGCTCAGCGGTATTGGCGGTGAGCGCGGTGGTGACGGCGGCGAGCGCGGTGGTGAGAGCAGACGACCCGGCGGTCAGTTGCTGGATAAGCTGCCCAACCTGGACGGTCAGCGCCTGCTGCGCGGCGACGACGGTCTGGAGGTCGCCTGTGACCCCCGCCGTCGGGTTCGTAGGAGCAGCCATGTCACCCGGCTCTTCCGTCTAGGCTGAATCGGAACTTCACCGCTCCTAAGCGGGCGAAACTGCCCAGATCGTCTCCCTCTACCTTGAGCGAGAAGTAGCGCCCCCTCACACGCGGGTCAAATGGCCCGCTCGACGCCGTGCAGAGGTAGGGACCATAGGTCGCAGGCGCATCCTCCTGATTGTTCTGCGCGTAGAGCGTCATCTGGATTTGCGCGGAGGTCGTCGCCGGGTTGTCAGAGAACCGCCGCCAGCGAAAATCTGGCCGCACCCGGTCGATGAAGAGGAAGTCCTCGCCGTCGTTCAGGAGAAACAGCCCAGTCCTGAACCACCAATGCATCGGGTTGACATCGGCGTCGCGGCCCATCTCCATCCACATCAGTTGCGAGGTCTTGCCGTCGGGTAGCGTCATCGCCGAGATCGGATGGCCGAAGACGTTGTAATCGACCCAGTCGCTGACCATCAGGCCGCCGCTCGCGCCGCTGCCGAAGACATCGATCGGCGTCCCGTAATCCCACTCGCCCGTCACCCGGTTGAACTTGACGTAGGAGTCATTCTCCTGGATCGCCCCGGTCTGCGCGGTCGCCGATGACGGATAGTACCAAGTGATTTCATCGAGGCCTGCGTTCGTCCCGCAGCGGATCTTGTGGAGCAGATTGAGGTTCAGATTTTGAAACACAACGTCCCAGACTTCGCACGGCAGCGGCGTCACCTGACCGCTGGTGAAGACCCAGAAGCGGTCCTGCGACATCCAGAACACTTGCGTTCCGCAGACCGCGACCGCTTTCTTTGAGATCAAGCCGCATTCCTGGGCGATCTCGCTGAATCCCCACACATCGGGGTAGCCAATGTAGGTCATCAGCCACAGGCCGATGTCGGTCCACAGCATCGCCTGCATCGGCGTCTGCATAGCGCCGACGATCTTCGATCCGCGCGCAAGCCGGAAGCTGCCCGCCTGATTGCTCACCGCCGCTGTCCAGTCGTGGTAGTCGGCGTTGTCGCACCACCGGATCAGCATCGGGTCTTGCACCGATGTCGAGCCGGTCGAGGCGCCGTAGGCGACCAATTGCTGCTGCGGCATCGCCAGGAAGAAGCCGGTGGCGACGACCGGCGCTTCGGGGATGATGACCGCAGCCCCGCTGCTGGTGATGGGCCAGTCGTACAACCCCCCGCCTTCGGGCTGAGCGATCAGATCTTGGCCGAAATTGACCAAGCACCAGTCGGTCGATGTTGCAAAGCCAGTCGGCGTGATGGTGGTGGTGCGCCCGTTCTGGACGACGAAGAGGCCCTGATCGCCGCCGCAGGCGAGACGCAAGAGCCCGGTGAAATCAGCCCACGGCCATAGCTCGCGGATCGGCCCGGCCAGCGGCGGCGGGGAGATGTTGATCGGCGGAGGACCGACGGAGACGTAGTTGAACTTCTTCCAGCCAGCATACTTCTCGGGCAAGCCGTCGCGCCACCGGATGAGGTTCGATTGGACAACGCCCGCCTGGAGCAAGAGCGGCGTCTGCTCGGCGCGAACTCCCGGCAGAAGCTTGACGGTCTGGAAGGGCATCAGTCGAGCACCTCAAAGAACCCGACGAAGAAGTATCCGGCGGGCAGGAGCACGAGGCCAAACCGGCGCCCGCGCCAGGGGATCGACATCGTCCAGCACATCATTGCGGTCCTGGTGTTCCAGGCCGCGCTGGCATCGGCGGCGACTCGGTGGTGAGCGACATCCAGCCGTGGAACTTCTTCCGCACCTCCTCGCCCTGGGCGCTATTGAGCAGGGTGTCGTACTCGGTCTTCCACGACAGCGCCGAGCGAGGGTCGTCACTCTGCGCCCCCCAGTTATGCTGGTAGGCGGTCGCGCCGATCATGGTTGAAGCCAGGAACACGTCTGGCAGATAAACTGACAGCCATGAGCCGTTGACGGATAGCGGATCGTAGAGCGGGAGCGGCCGGAACTTGCCGATGACTTCGGCGGTGTAGGCGGCATCCGGGTACGGCCCAAGCAGCACCGTCACGTCATCGAGCATGGCGAAATAGGAAGGAACGCCAGGGCTGGCGGGGGAGCCGTACACCATATCCAGCCATTCTTTTGAGACTGCTGTCACCGGCATACGCTCGCCCAAATCAGGGTTGGTCTGGGTCGCTGGGGTGACGATGTTGATGTCTTCCAAGACGATGAGATACGGCGCGAGGCCAGACAG